GTCCCCCACGTCGCCTACGGCGAGACCATCGCGCCGCCAAAGGTAGATACGCTGCGTGATGAAAATTGTCCGATCTGCGGCGAGGACGACGCCTATAACGGGCACAAGTGCTCAATCTGTGGGTACGTCTCGCCGCCGAGCCCGTTCAGTGATCCCGACCTAGGCATGGCCAGCCGGATCGACCTGCGTACACAGCAGGACGACTTCGCGAACAGCCAGATCCCGGACGCGGATCGCATGGCTGAGCTGGATCAGGGCGCCACACTGATTTGTGACAACTGCGGAACCGAGTTCCCCCAGGAGCCGCCGGAGAGCGTGGACACCGCCGAGCCCGCCCCGGATGTGGACGCTGAGGAGACCGAAGAGGGAGAGGGTGCCACCGAGGGCGACGTGTGCCCGGCGTGCGGCAAGGGAGTCCTCCAGGCTCAGGACGATGTGTCCGCCGAAGGGGCGGCCGAGGGTGTTGTCGATCCCGAGGAGATCGGCGCCGAGGAAGACCTCGATGCCAAAGGCGAAGCGCCTCCATTCGGTGGCAGTGATTCAGATGACGAGCCTGAGCAGGACGAGGAAGAGAAACCGCCAGGTGTGCCGGTGAAGTCCTCCGACGGCCCGCAGGACGACGAGGACGATGACGACGAGGATGAAGACGGTCCTGTCAAGAAGAACCCGTTCAAGGCCAAGCAGTAGACAGCCCACCCGGGCGCAAATCCATGATCGAAGGTAGTGAGTAGACATGGCACCACGTACGGCGATGCAGGTCATGGCCGAGCAGCAGGAAATGATCAAGGCTGTGGCCAAGCGCAGCGAGGCTCAGGACGTGACGTTCGAAGGCCTGCTCAAGATCGCGAAGTCGCAGCAGGAGGAGATCAAGCGGCTGACCCGTGGTCTCCAGGCGATTTCCATCATGGCCGGGGTCGAGCACCGGGTGGCCAGCGCGATGGGGCTGAAGTTCATCCAGGCCGACGTACTCAACCCGGCGGAGCCCGTGCCTGAGCCCCCGGCGGTCGCGCCCACCCAGAGCACGGTGGATGCCAAGACGCCGGAGGCGATGGCCGACGTCAACGCACCCGGTCTGGTCCCGGGATCCACTCAGGACGTGGCGGCCGACGTGACCACCACGAACTACACGCCCGGTCAGGACATCCCGGCGCCCGCGTTCAAGAATCTCCAGGACGTGACCGCGCCGATCGATGGCACCCAGGGTCAGCGACCACTGAGCGAGACCAAGACGGAAACCGATGTCCGCGTCGGCGACCCGATGAACCCGCAAACCGCGTTCCCGTTGCGTGGCCCGTGGCAGAATGCTCAGCGAACCTCCTCGACACAGAAGACCGCTCAGCAGATCGCCGAGGACGCGTCGTTGCGCACCATGGCCTCGCTGAACCTGGCTCGGCTGCGGATGAAGGCTGGTATCGCCACCGCCGGTTCAGACATTGAACTGGCCCAGCACATCGAGAAGGACGCGTCGCTGGACATCGACGGTATCGAGCGGGAGATCACCACGCTCAAGGCAGTGGTGGGTCGCCAGGTGTCGCAGGACCGTAACCAGAGTCTGGTGCCGAAGTCGGCGCAGCGTCGTCAGGCTCCGTCCCTCGCGGGCGGCGGCGAGCGCGAGACAGAACCTTCCGACGAAATGCTTTTCCTGTAATCAAAGGCAAAGCTGCGGATTAAAGACCCCGAAACTCACATCGAGTTTCGGGGTCTTTTCGCGTGCTGAGCCTGTCTTTTCACTCCCTCAAGCTCTCGGAATCGTTGAGAGAGGGACAACACCGGCAACGGAGCCCTCCAACCGCACGACCTTCATGTTGGAGGAGAGAAGAGCGCCATGCTGAGGACCACACTTGCCAACAGCTACGCCAAGCGCACGATCCGGCCGCTGTACGCCTTCACTCAGAGCACCCCGAAGAGCATGTTCCTGGACCCCGCGTACATCGCGGCCCCGGCAGTCCCGATCTACGCGGGTATGGCCATGGCTAAGACCATCGGTGACTCTGTGACCCTGGTCGGCGATGGCACCACGGGGCCGCTGGTCCCCTACGGCCTCGCGGCATTCATGGAGGGGGTCCCGGGTATCGAATCCGAGATCACCAACCAGGGTGGTCCGAACCCGTGTGCCGTCTGGGTGCTAAGCCCGGACAGTGAGTTCGAAGTGCTGGCCCCGGCCTTTGACTCGACCGCGACCTGGCTCGACCCGGGGACCGGATTCCCCCCGCTGGTCTACGCCTACACCACCACGGCCAAGCGTGGCCAGCTCTGCCCCGTCGGCGCTGGCACTGTCGGGACCACCATCACCTCCAAGCCGGTGGCTCGCCTGCTCAAGATCAGCAGCGCCACCAAATTAGTCATCGGTGGTCTCGATCCCAACTGGGCAAGCGACATCGCCTGATTCGGCGCGAGAGTCAAGAAAGGAATTCACAACGATGACCGCATCTCTCGTTCCGACATCCGGCCTGGCAGCGAATGGCATTCGCAAGCGTGCCACGCCGATCAAGTCCGACGACTATGTGAAGAGCCTGGCCGAGCGGCGTGAGAAGGGTGGAACCCTCAGTCATGAGGCGAAAACCCAGAAGCTCTCGCTGATCCTCCAGGACGGCACCAACGGCATCCGCCGCCTCGGCGTCGGCATGGTCGGCCCGATCCAGCTCAAGCTGCGCTACCAGGGCATCACCCGCAACGTGCTGATGGAGGACCCGGTCACTCCGGGCACCCCCGTCGAGTACGACGTGTGGGATGACCTGGGCCAGGCCTACGTCATGTCCGGCCACGAAGGCGAAGTTCGGATCAACCCGTTCGAGGGCAAGCGTGTCCCGATCAGGTTCTACCGGATCGCGTCCTTCCCGGCGATCCGCAAGGAAGACCTGGTCTACCTGCGGATCAACGCGGTCGAGCAGGCTCAAGACGAGACCAAGCAGAGCATCCTGAAGCAGGAGGATGCGCGACTCATGCTCATCCTCCAGGCGGCGGTGAACGACTACGCCAACCGCGCGGATCACGTGGTTACCCCGGACCACCGGGTAACCCAAGCCGGTACGCAGTTCACCCCGGCCGCTCTGTACGCGGCGGTATCCCAGACCGACATGCACGAGCTTCAGTCGGCTCGTCTGCTGGTCAACCCGATGGACTACCGCGATCTCTACAAGTGGACGATCAACGACACGGGCTGGGCCTTCAAGGACCGCGTCGTCGCCGGTGAGTCGATCACCAGCTTCGGTGAGTTCCAGATTCAGCGGTCGATCATGGTCCCCGGCGGCACGATCTTCCTGACCCCGGAACCGAACTTCCTCGGAATTTTCCCGGTTCTCTACTCGCTCGACGTCGAGGAGAACCACAAGGTGGAAAGTTTCTGGAAAGGATGGGTTTTCGATGAGATGGTCAGTATGGCGATCTTAAACCCAAGAGGCATCGCCACAATTACGAAAACGGTGACTAGTGGTCCGATCACGGTGCCCGCACCGTAGCTGACCCGAAGTCACCACGACCCCGGTCTCTCCCAGAGGCCGGGGTCGTTGCCTGTCCAAGGGCGGAAATCCACTGCTCAACTTCCGAAGGGACACGACGAAGGAGCGCCCCATGTCGACCACGACGATGTTTGTCCGCAATACTCAGCCCGGCCCCACCGTTTACGACGAGGACGGCTTCGTTCTGCGCTGGGAAGGCGCCGGTGACTCCGGCGGTGGAGATGTGCTCCCGGTGCCTTCCAGTCTGGCCGACGACTACAACTTCCAGCGTTGCCTGCACCTGGGCATCTTCCAGGTCATCGAGGCCAACGACGAGACCAACGCGTTGATCGAGAAGAACCGCGCCGCGTGGAATCGCCAGATGTTCCGGCAGCAGTCACTCGGCCAGCTTCCGTTCGAAGAGGGTTCGGTGCCGCAGGAATTTGTGCAGCCGAAGGCCCAGGTTGGTCCCGGGGAGCTTCGCAAGACGCTGCCCACCGAGGTCGGTGTGACGACCGAAGAAGACCGGGCTACCCCGAAGATCAAGGACTCCCGCGTGGTCATGGGTCCGCGCGGCTCGTATTTCTGAGCGCCCCCAGCGTCCCGAGGTCAGGCCTGACCTCGGGAAGATCACGAACAAGGAGCAAGGAATGCCGAAGGACGAGACCACCAAGCCGGACGCCGCGAGCAAGGGCAAGACCAAGGAGAGCGAGGAGAAGGAGCACCCGCAGGACGTTCTCCGTCGTGAAGGCCTGCGCCTCTTC